GGGAAATACCAATCGTAAGAGAGGATACAAAAACAAGATATACATGGGTACCTGTTGGTATAATAGGACCTGATGATTACTTTCAAAACATAACTGATAGTTTTACTACATCAACAACTAATGCAGCTTGTGTAGAGGGTATATCTGATTTAATATTTGGAAAGGGTTTGTATTCTAAAGATACGGCATTCCAAACTACATTAGATACATTACTTCCACAGGAAGAACTTAAGAGAGGTATCTTTGATTTAAAATTATATGGTAATGCATCATTTCAAGTATATTGGGATGATTCTCACACTAAAATAATTAAAATATATCACATTCCGGTACAAACAATTCGTGCGGAGAAGATATATGATAACCCAAAGGTGCAAAACTACTACTATTGTACTGATTGGAGTGACCAAAAAGCACAAAAGTATAAAAAAATCATACCTGCATTTGGTACATCACGTGAAAAGTGTGAATTACTTTATGTTAAAAACTACACACCAGGTAAATACTATTATAGTTTACCTGATTGGATGAGTGCATTACAATTTTCTTTCGTAGAAGCTGAGTTATCTAACTTACACATGAACAACATTGAGAATGGTTTCTTACCATTAGTAATGATTAATATGAATAGTGGAGTACCTGCACCTGAAGAAAGACAAACAATAGAGAGTTTAATTGAGAATAAGTTTACAGGAACTCGTAATGCTGGTAGATTTATGATATCATTTAACGATAATGTTGAATCAAAACCAACAATTGAAACAATTACTACTGATAATTTGCATGAGAAATACAAATATGTAGCAGATTACGCGCAAGATAGAATATTAGTAGGACATAGAGTAACATCACCATTATTATTTGGTATTCGTACATCAGCGGTTGGATTTAGTTCTCAATCAGAGGAAATGAAAACTGCATTCTCTATTATGCAAACAATGACAATCAATCCATTCCAAAATTTAGTGATAAATGCACTAACTGATGTGTTTGAGCAATCAGGTTATGATAATACTGAATTATTCTTTGAACAATTAACACCATTAGCGATTCTTTCTGAAACTGCTGATGAAACTGGACAAAGTATTAACGAAGTTGAGGATGATATCAATGAGCAAGGTGAAAACCCTGCAACTACTGAAGAAGATGTAGTTATACAACAAAGTAATCCAAACTTCACAAAAGAATTTGAAATATTTAAACAAAAATAACAATGAGCTACGCACTTTTTATAACAAGAAACGATATTATCAAAAATTCACCTTTACAGGGTGCAATTGATGCTGATAGGTTACTACCATTCGTTCGTACTGCGCAAGATAAGTACATGCTTAATTTATTAGGTACTGTGTTGTTTGAATTCTTACAATTGAAGATTACTACTAACACAATTAGTTCATTAGATGCATATTATCAGGATTTAATTAATGACCATATCAAACCTACACTAATATGGTACTCCTGCGTTGAATACATCCCATTTTCGGGCATTCAATTCAAAAGTGAGGGTGCAGTTAAGCACAAATCAGATACGGGGGAAACGCCGTCTAAGAATGAGATTGATTATCTATTAGCAAAAGCTGAAAATAGTGCTGATTTCTATGCAACTAGATTACAAAACTATTTAGTAGCATATTCTAACCAAATACCACAATACCTTGAGAGTGTTGGTAATTTAACACAGGTTTATCCTGATTTTACTAACCAGTACTTCGGAGGTATCCAATTATAATATTATGGGATTAACAGTAGTAAATAAAGTAGGTACAAACTTTTCATTATACTATAATGTTTTAAATTATTTTAAAACAATAATGACAAATCACCCAGCGATTCAATCAGTTAGTCAGGGTGATATATACGATATAGATGTAAATGAATTTCCAGCATATCCATTAGGTAATATATTAATAACTAATGCAACATTTAGTGATTCAGAAACTGTTTATAGATGTCAGCTTACAATTGCTGATAAAATTAAATTAAAGAATAATGAATCAGTTGGTGTTTATAATAAAGAAACTATTCCTTACTTTGGTACGGATGATACCGTTGATATTCATGCAAATACATTAAGTATAATAAATGATTTAACATCTTACACTCAATACGCAGTGGATAATTTTGAAATAAATGCTGATATAAATTGTGAAGCATTTAAAGATAAATTTGAAAATGGTTTAGGTGGATGGGTAGCTACATTTGATTTAACAACTCATAACGATAGACCTAGATGCTTATATAATTTATTAACTTAATAATGAAAGAGTTTAGACAAGTAGCACAGGTATATGCAGAACTAGCTCAATTATATATTGTTAATAGAAGTGTTCCTGCTTATAAAACAGGAAACTTATACGATAGGGTTGGTTTGTATAACACTTATGAGAAGATGGTAACAATAAGACCATCCAAATCAACTACTAAATTCAAATTAGATATTCCTTCAGTTAATCTATCTCTATCATTTGCTCCTCCGGGTGCACGTTATGGAGCAATAGTGCATGAGGGTACAGGATTAGGTAGGAATTCAATACCACGTCCGTTCGCAGAAGAAGCTGCTAACGATAGAGTTATGCAGAAAACCATTAACGATGCTATGAAAGGTATAATAAATGATGAGGTTTTACCACAAATACGTGCTAGAATTGATAAATCGTTTATAAAGTTGTTGAGTAAAAGGAACTAACCCCCAATACAACATTGCTTTTTGTGGTTATATAATAAACAAACTTATGTCATTAAGCATAACCCAATATCCAGCTACCTGTTCTTTAGCACAATCACCTATGGTGTTTACCGTATTTGAGACCACTAACGTTGTTTATAGTTCATCATTTCAATATTATGCAGATTTGTATTATTGGGAAGGAGCACCAGCTGCATCAGGTTCCACAGGAGATTACACATTAACGAAGTATCCTAATACCAGTTTAGTTGGTATGTTTGATGTTAGTAGAATTATAAACTCAACCCTAACTAGTTTAGCATTTGATGATACATCAAACGTAAAGTACTATAAGTGTGATTTCTATTGGCAATATACAAATGCTTCAAACGTAATTGTATCATCATCTAAAGTTCCTAGTGGAACATATAAAGCATTAGATGGTTATGCACTATTTCAGGAACCAATCAATCAACAAATTGTATCTAAATCAGCTTACTGGCCTATCATGAGTGATGGACCTGTAACTCAATCTTTTTTAGAAGATACTTTAGGTTGGATGTCAGTTTATGTTGGTAACACAGGTGCAACTCAACCTACAAAATTAGTTTATTCAGGTTCAGCAGGTAATGCAAATTATGCATTAACTAGTAGCTTATCATCATCAGGACAAATTAGTTATTTCCCAATTGGAATGACATGTGATGATTTTCCTTTAAGTGAAAATAGTGAATTTTTTAGTGTACAAGCTTTTAATGGTAATACACCATTAGGTGCATCAATTCGTTTTGAAAAAGATTGTAAACAAAAATATCCAAATGTAAGAATCAAATGGAAAAATAGATACGGACAGTTTGATTATATGAATTTCTATATGGTAAACCGTCAGGGATTCTCATCAACAAAACGAACCTATCAACCACAATTAGGAACATGGCAGGGTACATCTTTAAGTTATGAAGATTATGAAAGTTCAACACTAAATTATATATCAGATAGTAAACAAACCCTAAGTGTAAACACACCATATATTAATGAAGATTATAATGAGATATGGAAACAATTATTAGTTTCTGATGAGATATATTGGGTTTATGGACAGGATTCAGAAGGAGAAGGATTTAACAATGGATTTGCTAATGGATTTGCAGCAGGAGTAACAACAACTGAAGTAGTTAGACCTATTACTATTAGAACTGATAGTACTGTGTTTAAAACGGGTGTAAACGATAAGTTAATTCAGTATCAATTTGATTTTGATTGGGGACAAGGATATAAATTAATAATATAATGGGAGTAGTTACTACACAAGGTTTTGTATTTAAATTAGTTGCAGATGGACAGATTTTAGACCTATTTGCAGATGAAGAAATTAAGTTATCTGATAACGTAACAGGTTTATTTGATTTAGGAGTTTTACCAACTGATTTTACACGACAAATTAATCTACCAGGTTCAAAAAAGAATAATGCTTTCTTTGAACACTGCTATGATATTAGTGTAGAAAACCCTGATACATTTGCAACCAACATTAAAGTACCATGTTATTTGGATTTTGATGGTTTGTATTTAGCACAAGGATATCTACAACTTAATAAGGTTAATGTTTATGCAAATAAATTTATTGATTCATACGTTGTATCGGTATTTGGTGCGTTATCTTCATTTGGTATTCAGATTAATAAAACATATTTAACTGATTTAACAAACTTAGATGTGTACAACCATACTGCATCTTATAATAATATTACTGCATCATGGAGTGGTAGTTTATTTAATGGTGATATTGTTTACCCATTAGCTGATTATGGTAGTGGTTATCAATATACATCAGGTCAGTATGAATTATTTGGAATGGATGATACAAATGGTGCATTATCAGTACAAAACTTTAAGCCTGCAATCCGTATGAAAGCAGTATGGGATGCTATATTTGATTCAGCTGGATACACATATACAAGTTCATTCTTTGACCCATACGAATCTTTACCTTCAACATATACTGTAACAAATAATGGTAGTGGAAATTATGTAATAAATGGAAGTTCAAATCCAACATTAGAAATAGCAGAAGGTAAAACTATTGTGTTTAATGTAAGCGCATCAGGTCATCCTTTTTGGATTAAAACTGTAAGTAGTATTGGTACTGGAAATGCATACAATACAGGTGTTACTAACAATGGTACTGATAATGGTACGATAACTTTTGTTGTACCTTATAACGCACCATCTAATCTTTATTACAATTGCCAGTATCATTCATCCATGTCAGGTAGTATTAATGTTAAAAATAATTTTTTAGATGATGTTTATTTAGTTTGTAATAACTCATTAAAATATCCTGAATTTGCTGGTATTGATTTGGAAGGATATGGTAAAATAAAAGTAGGTGCAGTATCAGGTAGTGGAATGACCGATAAGGTTTTAACTGCTGGAACATATACTACCTTACCTTGGTATAATGTATTGTCAGACCCTCAGGGTTCTTATAATAATGGTGCATACAAAGTTAATGAAACAACTAACATATCAGGTAAATTAAACATAAACATAAATGTAAGTTGTTCAGTAAACAATATGCCGGGTACTTTATCAGCAAATGGAACTTGGCAAATCAGAATGATAGAAACAGGTAGTTCTACACCTTACTCAACTAGAGCAATACAATCTTATATATTTTTCTTTGACCAATTACAAAATAGCAGAACAGGTAAAATTGATACAACATATCAATTAGAAACGGAGTTTTTAATGGATGGTATTCCTTCAGGTAGTTATTATTTTCAAATAAGACAAAGTCCTAATTCTGCAGTAGATGCTGCTCCATTAGTAACATTAGACCCGCGAGGAACAACTAAATCATTTTTACAAATAAATGAAGTTAAACAAGCTGCTGATGGTAGAATTATGGATATCCCATCTAATATGCCATTTGGTACAACTGGTATAAAGCAAATTGATTTTCTTAAAGGAGTTCAAAAGAAATTTAACTTAGTAATATATCCATCTAAAACAAGGAGAAATGAATTCATAGTTGAAACATTTAACGATTGGTATAAGGATGGAGAGATAAAAGATTTTAATAAATACATTAATTTAGATGAGAAGATAGAAGTAATTCCAGCTAACAATTTTGCAGTAAACGAATTAAACTTTGGTGATACGTTAGATACTGATTATATATCTCAACAATTTAGTAAAGCAGCTAATAGAGAATTTGGTAAACAATATTATACGGATACACAAAATTTCTTTTCGCAAGGTAAGTTTGAAGTTAAAACATCATTAGCATCATCTCCATTAATTAAAATAGCTGGAACAGGTTTATCAGGTTCAATATCTGGTATTACACCAACCATAACACAATATAGTGCAGGTAGTAATTATAGATTTACAAATGAATCTTACTCTTTCAATGTATGTGTTGTTGGAAATGAAATTGAAATGTTCACTGCAGATGGTATGATTTCACCGGGACAAATTGCATACTATGACCAATATGGTAGCGTAGCAATTACCGGATATAAATACTTTACCTATGGTGGTGGAAATGAAATTTATCAAATAAATCAATCAACAGGAGAAATAGGATATGGAACAGGAGATTTCTGTTAAAATAATTAATTATGGCGCAACAAACATTTACGGATTGTTTTACATTAGCAGTTGGATGTATTTTATATACATCTAATTCTGGTACAACTCCTGTTGCGGCAGGGTATTATTCAAATGGAACTGATTGCTATACTGTAAATAGTTCAGGTGTAATAACATCAATTGGTGTATGTCCAACAAGTACAACAACTACAACTGCTCCTACTACAACAACTAGTACTTCAACAAGTACAACAACTACAACTGCTCCTACTACAACAACTAGTACTTCAACTAGTACTACTACAACTACTGCTGCTCCTACTACAACAACAAGTACTACTTCAACAAGTACTACTTCAACAAGTACTACAACAACAACAATTGCAGCAAATATGTATGGTGTTGTATTATGTCCTTCAACATCATCGGTTATTGATGAACTTGTGTATGTGAATGGAACACTTACTAATGGAAGTATATATAGATTTTTCCAATCTGGTTCAGCTTTATTTGATGGAATTAATTGTTGGAATGTTATTTCCAATGTTTTTGGACCAACACCTGCATTATCTACTATAATTAGCGGACCTTTTGTTGATTGTGCTACATGTAATTCTCAATTATCAATACAAGTTACTTTAGTTGGTGGTGGTGGAGGAAGTGGATGGTCTGAAGCTGGAGTATATCCTTCATTTGGTAACGCAGGTGGTGGAGGAGGAGCGGGTAGATTTGTAACTTATACTTCATCATTAGCTAATGGAACATATCCAATAACAATTGGTACAGGCGGAGCTGCAGGAACTTTTGAAAATACCGGTAGTAATGGTACAAATACTGTATTCCAAACTAATGTTGCACCGGGTGGAGGTGGAGGTGGAGCATTTAATGGGATTGCTATACCTGGTCAGGCCGGCGGTTCAGGCGGAGGTGGTGGATATACTGGAGCAGGAGGTGCTGCCGTACCTGGAAGTGGTGGATTAAATATAACCGGTAGTGGAAATGCTGGAGGTAATAATAGTGGAGGAGTAGTATATGGAGATAGTGGAGGTGGAGCTGGAGGACCTGCAGGTGCATTTGGAGTTTATGCATTGGGTGTAACCGGTTCAAATGGACAATTATATGCACAGGGTGGTGCTGGAGGAAGAACAGGATATGCACAATTAACAACATCAGGAAGTGGAGGTTCAAATACTGCAGGTAATGTTGCAGGAGCAATGCCGGGATTACCAGGTATTGGATTAATAAGATATTTAGGTTCTCCTGTTGCAACAGGTGGTGCAATAACAACTTCAGGAAGTTATACATACCACACATTTACATCAAGTTCAAACTTTATATATTAATATATGGCATCAATACCAATATACATACCAACCTACATTTCAGACCAAACTTATAATCCAAGTAGAGTTCTACCTAGATTATTGTTTTTTAATGGTATGTTGGA